GGTTCCAGCGGCAATTCCCCTATAGACGATTTCAAGGCCATGGTGCAGTACGGAGCCAAACAGCTTCACAAAGGCAATTTTGAACACTTCGGGAAGCTGATGCAGAAGCAGTTCCCCGATGTTTTTGAAGGGTACAGCCCGGAAGCGGCTCGCAAGGTATTAAGCAATGTCTGGGCTCGTTCCAAGGAACTGAGGGACAATGGGGAAACGTCCGTAACCTTCCAGGGGCAGAAGATACCGATAAGGCAAGAGGAAAGAGCTGGAAGAGGATTTAAGACCGAGCAGCGCGTGATTCCTGAATCCAATCAAGACATGCTTACCCTTAATCCGGATGGCGCAGATGAAGGTGGTTTGTTGGGCGGGCTTGATATAGAGCCTACCGAACTATCGGACATTTCAGGGACGCAGGCAGGATGGCGGGATATATGGCGCAATATGCGGGATGTTTTTGGTGAGAAGTTTCCCGCAGTTAAGGCCAGGATACTTGATCCCTTAGAAGATGTTAAAGCTGCATGGGTAGACCATCAAAGGGAATTAACAGACAGGCTTTATACCGATATAGTGGAAGGATTAGGGATTAAGAAGAGCAGCAGAGAATCCGAACTTGTACAGCTATATGGCGAAGGTGGCTATAGGCATTGGGAGAACAAACCAAAGCATGTGGCAAACAATGAACAAAGCCTTAATAACTGGCTTAAACAGCTTGAGAAGAAATATGGCGAGGGCAATGTAACCTTGACTGATGGTGGCGCAGAAGTTAGGCGGCCATTTGATTATAATGACCTTGTAAAAGAAGTGGGAGCGGAACGGGCGGCAGACATTGTCCAAGCGGAAAACTGGTTCAGGGAGGTATATGACAACCTTATTGACCAAGTAAACGCGGTAAGGCAGCAGATATATCCTAACAACCCTGAAAAGATGGTACCGAAACGTAAGGACTATTTTAGACACTTCCGGGAAATGGAGGGCATTGAAGGAATACAAAATCTATTTGACACTTCAGCTCAGATAAGCCCGGAACTGGCTGGCAAGTCCATGTATACTAGGCCTAAGAGTAAATTTCATGGATTTATGCAACAACGGGGCGCAGGAAGATACAAGCCCGATGCTGTGGGAGGATTATTGGAGTATATTCCTTCGGCTACTTATGCGATTCATATTGACCCGCAAGGCGCAGCTTTCAGACAGTTAGAAAGAGAATTGGTTGATACCATGGGCGACAATCCCGGGATAAATAAGTTCCTGGAATATCTGAAGTATTACGCCGATGATATTCAAGGTAAGACTAATTTCTTTGATCGTACCTGGCAATTTCTTACCAATAGGGAATTATTCAATGGCTTGGTAACACTGAATAACCGGATAAAAGGTAATATGGTTCTTGGCAATGCTGGGACTATGGTTTCCCAGGTATTCAATATGCCGCAGGGAATAGCATTTGCTAAGCAGTATTCAGCACCGGGATTAACCCGATATTTATCATCGGCAATAAAACGAGCCATGGATTCAGATAAATTTAAGGCTGAAAACCCAATGGCTCAAAGTCGATTCCTGAAAGAAAGATTCTCGGGAGATATGTACCGCAGGTTTGATACCAAACTGGGAGCCAAGGCTAAAAACGTGGCGGTAGTTGGCATGGAGGATGTTGACCGCTTTGCAACGGAATTTATCTGGAACTCTTGCTATGAAAAAGCTCTTAACACCAAAGGTGTATCTGATCCGGTGAGATATGCAGACTACAATACCCGGCGATTAGTAGCTGGCCGCGGCGTAGGCGAAGTACCTTTGATGCAGAAGTCAAAGATCGTTCAATTGGTTGCCCCGTTCCAGGTGGAAGTAGGCAACCTGTTAAACGTGCTTGGCGATATGCGAGTAGATAATGACAAGGTGGGAGCCTTTATAGTCTTACCGTTGGCTTTATGGCTGTTTAATCGTGGTTCGGAAGCAGTAAAGGGCTCATCTGTAGCCTTAGACCCTGTTCAGGCCATCCAGGATGCTATTCAGATAGCCCAGGAAGATACCGGAGAGGATAAGTCCTTTCGGGTATTTGGCAGATTGGCTGGGGAACTGCTGGGCAATGTTCCTTTAGGACAAAGTGTGGCGGCTATGTATCCTGAATACGGATTCGATATAGGCGATAAACAGATGCCTACACGCAAAGAGTTTTTTGGCAGAGAGGACCCGACCCGGTTTGGTTCGGGCTTATTGATTGCCAAAGGTATGCAGGACCCGCTTTATAAGGCGATTCTGCCTTGGGGCGGCACACAAGTTAAAAAGACTTTGCAGGGCATTGAGGCTATTAGCCGGGAAGGTTCCTACACTGATAAAGGAGAGCTACGTTACCCTGTAAGCACAGACCCGGTAAATGCCGCCAAGGGTGTTGTATTTGGTCCCAGTGCTTTCAGGGAAACCGATTCATATTATGAAGGCAATCGCAGGCCGTTGAGCGAGAAGCAAACCCAAAAGGTAGAACGAAGTAGCGACAAGGAAGGGACTTATGAGAATATCCATCGCAAGCGCAAGATCGATTCGCTGACTGGGAAGATGAAGGACGTTCGCAAAGATAAAAAGCTGAGTGCAGACGAGAAGCGAGATAAGATAAACTCATTAAAAAGGGAATTACAAAAGGTAAGGGCGGGGAATTAACCTCGCCCTTCTACATGTAGTCCCAGAAATTGCTGCGGTAATGGGGCTGGCGTTTCATTCTGTATCCTTTGATGTATGTGTAGTAGATAAATTGCAGTACCCAATACCCCAATATGATGTATCCTATTGTGTCCAGCAGTTCCCAAGGTATCATATAGCAACACCTCAATATTATTATACTGCTTACCAAGGGAAATGAAACGGACAAACAATGTCACCACGAGCAGGGGATAAAGCCCCTGCTTTTTATTATTTCAGATTGAAGTCGAGGGGGGCGGTATTTTGACCGACCAGGAAAAGCAGGATTGGTATAGCGGCAAGGAAATAGCAGACATGTTTCTGGGAATGAAGGAGGATATACACCAATTAAGACTTGAAATGCGGGAAACAAAGACGCTGATAAGGGACTACAACGGTCTTAGGAAAAGACTGGATAAGTGCGAGGAACGATTGGATCGCTCAGAAGGTATGGACAGGGGAGAAGATTCCGTTACTCGTTTTCTTTGGCAAAAGGCCGGGTATATTTTCGGCCTTGCCGGCGTGGTTGTAGCCATTGTGGCTTTATTTGTAAGGTAGGTGGTGCTTATGCGCGGTTTCTGGAACGATGCAGACGGCCTGACTGTCGTTGACATCCTGGCTATCACTCTGGGCCTGGGCACGCTTCTGGCCTACTGGAGATATGGCGGCGTGGATACTAATTATGCGGATATCGTTATTGCCGCTCTGATAGCCAGCGCCGGGCAGAAGATTGGCCTGGGGATTACCAGGCGAGGAATGAATGTACAAGGAGGCGATACGAGTGCAGATACACGAAGCGAACCTCCAATTTAACGGAGGTTTTAGAACTAGACCCCATACCAAGCGGATAGTGGTTCATCATTCAGCCAGCGACATAGATACGACTATCCAGGATATCCACAAATGGCACTTAAACCGGGATTATGCCGGGGTTGGCTATCACTATGTCATATACCCAGACGGCACTATTTACCGCGGTCGGCCTGAATGGGCAAGAGGAGCGCACGCCTACCAGGACCCGCAGCATGATGCTAATGTTGATGGTATAGGGATATGCCTTATTGGCAACTTTCAGACCGGTAAGCCAACTACAGCGCAAATGGAGAGCTTGGCGTGGCTGATACAGGATGTCCATACCCGCTACCCGGGCATTCCCGCAATTGGGCATAAAGATGTAATGGCGACGGCCTGCCCTGGGGCGAACTTTCCCTGGGCAGAACTGAGAGAGAGATTGGAGGATGATGAAGTGATTTACAAGACACTGGCCGATGTCCCGGCCTGGGGCAAGCCTATTGTGCAGAAGCTGATCGGCCGGGGTTCGCTGGCTGGCGACGGTAAGGGCAATATTAACCTGCCTGAATCCACGTTGAAAACGTTGGTAATTCTTGAGAGGGAAGGAGTGTTAAAATAATATGGATGATAGAATCGTGAGTCTGGCTTATGACCTGTTGTCAATCCTGCTGCCGGTGTTGGCCGTCATGGCTGCTGAGTGGCTGAGGCGCAAGATAGGTGCGGAACGGCTGCAGCGGATACGGCAGGAGCTGGAGACCAAGCAGGAACTGGCTGCACTGGCTGTGCGGTTTGTGGAACAGGCCTTTAAGGACCTGCATGGGGAAGATAAGTACAACCAGGCTGCCGATTGGCTGGCGGCCAGGGCGCAGGAAAAAGGGATTGAGATAACAACCAGCGAGATTAAGGGACTGGTTGAGGCGGCGTTGAGGGCTTTCAAGGACGAGTTTGGGGAAGGCTGGGCAGCAACAGAATAGCTTTTAAACAACAGAATAGCTTTTTAATTAAGGACCAGGCGTAATGCCTGGTCCCTTTTGTGGTTTCTGGGGAAACTATAGCGGATAAATGATTATCAAGTAAATTGATTATTAACTGTCTTATTCGGAGCATTGGAATCGTCAACCTTCCCAAGGGATAGCAAATAGTCAATTCCGTCGGATAGTGGCATAGTTTTATGCGCACTTCTATTCAATATTTCAATAATTGAATTATAAAGAGGTGCATCTTTTAACTCCACATCATAAATAAAAATAGTTTTATACATATTTTGCATTTCTTCTGCGTTAAAAGCCCAAGCTTTCGCGCTACTAACTAAATATTGCAAGGCCTTTCCTTCGAAACTAAATAATTTAACAGCATGGTCTCCGATAATATAGTCGTATTTAATATCCTCTTGAAAGGCTCCTTTTATTTTTTGCTTTGTATACGCGATCCCGGATGATCTTAACAGTTGATAAATATATTTTTTTTCTTGTTTTTTATTTAGACGCTCATGTTTTTCATAGTCGAATTTAAGATACATTTTCTTTGTATTCTCTATAAAAGCGCCACTATCTTCACAAATGACAGTTTGAACCCTGGAAAATTTATACTCGTTCACATAATACTTAACAAGCTGTCTCAAATCGAACTTGTTGTTATAATTGAATAGATTTTTGTTCAATTCATGGGACAGACCCTTCAAATACTCTTTCATAAAATTAATATTAAGCTCATCATCGAAAGCCTTTACTCTATCCCATTTTTTAATGAAATAAAAACTTGGCTCGTCGCTATCGGCATTATAAAACAATATCCCTATATTTATGTTTTCCTGCGTAACAAACGAAGGATAATAACTTAAAACGGAAAATTGTACGGTTGGCATTACATTCATCTCCCAACAATAATGTTACATATATGATCAAGTTTCTCTAATCTATAGGATAAGTATTCCAGTAAGGAGGTAATATCTTCACAAGAAACATCCCAACTGTCCGGCAAGTCTTTAATTACATCTTCTAAAACTGAAAGATTCAGTCTATTTTTGAAATCAGTTGAATGGCTTAATAATATATCTAAATTCTTAGGTAAGTGCTCCCAGAAATAACCGTAAATTAAAGAGTTATATTCAATAATTTGCCTGTCGAGGTAGTCGTCAACTGACATGCCTTGTTGAAAACAAATTTTATCCCAAATGCATGCATTTTTAAATACATGGGTGTGGTCAATTATATATAATCTAACTGTACTATCGCTGGTTACAAGCAAGTTTCCTTTATTTCTATCTTTATTATAAATCAGGTGGTCAAATAATATTATTTTATAAAAATCCTCTTTATTGCTAATCTGCGGAATTATGGCTGAGTTTATGACTGTCGCCTTATTAATTCTCGTTGAGAAAAAACAATGCCCATAATTTTCGGGGGAAAAGACATCTTCATCGCATAGATGCTCAGTATCTCGATCTATTATTGCGATACCAGCCTCTGGAATCGGCAAGTCTAGTATTTTGCTTAATCTATAACAAATATATTCATTCACTAAGACTCGATTGCCTTGAATATTATTATATGTTTTTACATAAACCCTGTTACCGGTATTTAAAAGTGCATCTAAGGGCTCTGTAGAAAAATCCGGATAACTTCCGTACACTTTATTAACATGCAAATAATCCAAATTTATCACCATTTGTAACTTTCGAATTCCAACAATTTCAGCTGCGTCTTTTTAGAATATATAAATACGACATTTAACATAACATTCCTTCTTTCTCCTTCCTATATCTTCATATTGACCGCAAGCCTAACTACGTAGACGGAAAGGCGGCAGGAAAGTAGAAGGAGGATGGCAGGAGATCTGGGGCATATGTCCTGTTTGTTAAACAGCCTTGTAAAATAAAAAAAAGCGGCACCTAAGCAAGTGCTCGCTTTATTTATTGTGGGGATTAAGTGGTAGCCCCAAGAGAATACCATTTAATCCCCACAAGCTACAGAGATAGTTCTTT